CGATGAAACAGATGTGACGTATCTTCGAAATATGACACGCAGACGGCGTAAATTGCAGAAAGTGCAAATTAAGACGATGGTGTTTTATTTAGATCCAGATACGAAAGAAGTGTTTGATGGAATAGCATTTGAAGATAATCAGCGTTTACTTCGAGTGGGTGAACTTACGTCTCCTACTCAACTTCGCTGGCTTCTTCCTTGAAATTCTTTTACGACGAATGGTTTTCTTCTTGTTTTTGCCTCCCTCTAAAGGAGTTGGGTCTTCTTCCGGTTCCTTCTCTCCCTGTTCCTTTAACGCTCTAATAAGGGCATCTGCATCTGCTTTGGAAGCAAGTCTTCCTTCATAGACTTTTGTTTTATCTTTGGAAACGAGGATAGAATAAGGACCTCTTGTTTCACCAGGTGTCGTAATGGATACCGTCACACCATTTGGAAAATCATAACGAAATGTTGTTTCCCCTCTCGATTCTACATTTAGTTTACGCGTAGTCTTCCCCTTGACCTCAAATGATTGTGTTTCTCCTTTTCCATTCTTCAGTGTAAGAGTATTCTCTTCAATATCTGCCGTAACATTGGTATGCATTATTAAACGCTTAGAACTTCTTTCGTATTGTGCGTTTCTTCTTTGAGCGACGAACTGTTTTCTTTTTGTTCTTTTTCTTTTTGCCTCCTTCTAAATCAGTGGGATCTCCAAGGGGTTTGTCTAATACTTTTTTCATATCTTCTGCTGTGTTATCGGCAAGAATTCCATTATATAGAAATCTCTCGGTATCATTCTTATCAACTACTACGATTGAGTCTAATCCAATCCTTGAACTTTGACGTAAGGTAACAATAACATCTTTAAATATGTAATCGATAATCTCGGTGGTTGGTGATTTAAACCTTTGTTTCTTTTCTGGATTTTTTCCAACTTCAAATGATTTTGTATTATTCTCTTCATCAGTAAATACGATTTTACCATCTTCATATTTACCGGTTACTCCAGCGCTTACTTCAATATCCATTTATTAAAGGCTTAGAACTTCTTTCGTGTTGTGCGTTTCTTTTTTAAGCGACGAACTGTTTTCTTCTTGTTCTTTCTCCTTTTCTTTTTGCCTCCTTCTACATTTACGGGGTCTTCTTCTTTTGTAATAGATTTATCCAATTCAGTCTTCATAGCATTTCCCGTCGTATCTGCTAATGAACCGATGTAGAGAAGATGCGTATCTGCCTTATTCTCAGCAATCCGGATATTCGCTTCACTATTTTCTTGTCTACTTTGAACCAAATAGATTTTCACATCTTTAAAGTTGTAATTTGTATGGGTCGATTGAGACGATGGATATGGATAGATATACACTTCAGGATTTGTTCCAATTTCAAAGGTTTCTTCTCCTCCTTTTTCATCTCGTAAAGTGAGAGTTCCATCCACATATTCACCTGTTACACCTTCTTTCCAGTTTTCCATTATTAAACACTGAGAACATCTTCCAACCATGGGTCACAAACCTGAGACCATGATTTATAAGAATATTCTATACATGCTGTTTTCATTTCGTCCAAGTTCTTACCAACATGTTCAATCGCATCGGCTACCTTTTCAGGATCAAACGAAGGCGCACTAAGACCCATCGGCATAGCTCCAGAGAAATAGACATCGTCGCCACGAGGAATGAACGCAGCTACCTTTTCATCCATAAACGATCTGTAGCTTCCAATATCTGTAACCACTTGAGGGGCTCCTGTATACATGTGTTCCAGTTGACATAGACCAAATCCTTCACCATCAGACGTATTGATTCCAATATCCGAGGCATTGTAGATTTGATTAATCCCTTCATCTCCTACGACATTCGGTGGTGATGTATCGATTAAAATAAGCCGTTGCATCATCTCATTTTCTAGACCTGCCTTTTTAGCTTCTGTTACAAAAATACGACCAATATCATAGTAAGCTCCAGCTTGAGGTTGAACACCTGTTGCAATAATCAAATAATACGGTGTTTTAGGATTGCGTTTCAGAAGACGAACAAATCCACAAATCGTTAAATCAAGCCGTTTTCTTTGACTGTTGCGATTGGCATTAAGAACTACAATAGCGTCTGAGGGAAGATTCATATTCTTGCGAACAGAGCTTCGTTCAGAACCCGTCAAACGAGAAAACATACGACTATCTACGGCATGTTCTAAAACACGTACATCTGGAAATTCCCCATATTGAGTTAAAAGTTTCTGTTTCCAAATATCCGTAAAGGTATAGATTCGATCAGCGTGTTTGTAAATATTGTCCATTAACACCTGCGCGATTCCATCGTAGACTTGATCAATATAAATCCATAATTTATAGGTGGAAGAAGCTTTATCGTGTTTCATATCGGTAATGAATTTGTGAATGACTACAGGATCATTGTATATCATTACCACATTAGGATTCACCATCTCAAGATACTCATGAATCTTGTTAAATCCAAATCCTTCTTCTTTTGGGTCTTCATTCGCAGCAGCGTCGTAGAGATTTACACCTTCAATGGCTTTTCTCATACTGGGTTTCGAGGGATGGCGTTGAAATCCGTAATGGAATGTTTTTACACGAGGGGCAAGAGTACCTAGCTGTTTTAAGAGATTGTAAGCTACTTTTGAGTACCCTGTGGTTTGGTCTATGTGAGTGCTGATCAAAACAAATCTCATTTGACATAGTATAGTTTCTCGCGTATAAATAACATGCAAGTGAATTCTGCTCAAGATTACCTGACGAAACGAAAGCGCCAAATCGTTTCTGCTACCTATTACTCAACTCCTCCTCAGCAGAAGGACAAGTTTAATTATGTGTTTTTGAGTACAGTTGCGAATAATGCAACAACTCGTGAGAGATTCATTCTTCCTACGATCTCTGCTTGGGGAGGTGTTCCGGGAACAGCCATTTATACCAACAATTGTACAGGTTGTTCTACATCTTCTGGGGCTATCGGAACCTTCCAAACGGTAAACAATAAGAATTCAAATATTCTCAGAAGGGACTTGAACCTCCCTATGAGTTATAGAGCAACTGTCTAAAGAATAGGTAGAACATAATACAAATATGCCAGGTGGTTTACTTCAACTAGTCGGCACAGGCGCTCAAAATGAGCTAGTCAATGGAAATCCATCGATGACTCATTTCCGAACCGTATATCGTCGTCATACAAATTTTGCAATGGAATCCATTCAAATGTTGTTTACGGCTTCCAACTACGAACTTTCTACAACAGGAACTCGTACATTGTCTTGTAGAATTGATCGTATTGCAGATGTTCTGCACGATACTTATTTGTTCCTTACACTTCCGGATATCTGGTCCCCATTAAAAAATGTTGGATCGACTCTTCCTACAGGATATGCTTCTGGAGGAAACTCAATTGGTTATGAGTTTCAGTGGATTAAAAACATCGGATACAACATCATTGATCACGCAGACATCGTATTAAACGGTCAAATTGTTCAACGATTTAACGGCGAATGGATGAAGTTCTATTCGTATTTAACACACGATGCCAATAAACGAGCCGTTGTAGATGAGATGATCGGAAATGTTCCTGAAATTTATGATCCTGCGAATGCGTATGATCGTGATGGTCAATATCCTCACGCTATTGCACCCAACTCAACTCCTTCTACGGGTCCTCAGACGACAATCCCTGAACCCAGTATTCGGTCTCGTCAACTGATTATTCCTCTTCATTTCTGGTTTTGTGAGAATCCTGGTACTGTTCTTCCTTTGATTTCTCTTCAGAATTCTGAAGTCTATATCAATATTACTCTTCGTAATCTCAATGATCTTTATACCGTGATTGATGTGAATCCTGTAAGTTCTACATACGGACAACGCATAGCTCCTACAGGGGATTCGTTCTCAGCAATGAATCTGTTTTTGTCTCCTCCTTTAGCCACAGGAACAGCGAGTAATCCTGGACTTACAACTTTCAATCCAAATCCCTATTTGGAAGGGAATTTCATCTATATGATGGACACTGAACGCAATCAGATGGCGAGAGCTGATCAAACCTTTTTGGTGAAGAATGTTCGGTTCGTAAGTAAGGAAGGTCAATTTGGAGCCAATACAGATCTTGAAATTCCTATGTACAACTTGGTGACACGAATCATATTCTACGGTCAGAGATCCGATAAAATTGATACCAATGATTGGGATAACTACACAAATTGGTCCGATCCAAACCGAGCTCCTTGGACAGCTATTAATACAGATGTAGACACTTCATTGTATTCGTCCGGACAACAGCAGGTCAGTTCTGTGTATCCACGAGACGCTGTTATAGATGGTGTTCTGCTGTTTGATTCCAAAGAACGGTTCAAAACCAAACCTCAGGGGTACTTTTCACTGCTTCAGATGTATCGCCATGCAACTGGAAAATTGTCGTCTCTTCCGGGAATCTATATGTATTCTTTTGCTTTGGATCACATCAACTATCAACCGAGTGGAGCTACCAATGGAAGTTTGTTCAATAAAGTGATTCTTCGTACATCTCTTCAACAGCCTTTGCCGAGTTCTTCTGTTCCTGGAGTTACTGCAGCGCCTACCGTTGTTTGTATTTTGAAATCTACGGCTTTTAGTCAAAATCCTACAGTTATTCCTCCTGGTCAAGTTGGCTTATACGATCCTTCTGAACTCTTATCAATTGTTCCTTTGTCAGAAAGTGTGACTTTCGTATATACCTACAATGTGGGT